GGGGGAGGAAAACCCGTCAGCCCCAGCGTCAGCTCTTCATGTGAATCCCGGCACTATCGGCTTGCTCACACAGCGGCAGTTGATCAGCTGCCCAGGCCAGATCCGCTGCCGCACCTTGGGGTCAGGATCGAACCACCCCTCGCTCACAACGAACTTCTCTCCGTCGTTCGCGAGGTGCGTTGGCCGCGGCTCGCGTCCGCCACGACTGTGCAGCCAGACCGCCTCGGTTATGCCGAGCTCCTCCTGACGAGCTCGCGTCATCGCCGCAACCGCCTTCGAGTTCTGATCGCGGGCTATCAGCGCTGCGCGATGGCGCGTCACCGCATACCGATGCTGCAGCTGCCGCGTCAGAGTCGCCAGATCGCCCCCTTGTTGCACGCTGCGCATCACGAGGCCTTCGACCTGCGTCAGGTGCTCGCTCGCGATCGAACGGATCAGGCTGACCTGCTCGCCGATCGTGGCGTGCATGACGTCGGTCATCGCGGGCGTCATCTTGAACTCTACCGCGATCCCTGCCCGCTTGAGGATCGAGCGAAGGTTCGCGTCGGAGCGCCGCGCGATCGCCCGCGAATAGTGGGTCGCCAGCCGGTCGGAGGCCTCGTCGAAGCGCGATTCCCACCGCCGCCGCAGGATCCGCATCGCCGCCGCCATGTCGGAGGCCGGACTGTCCTGCGCCATCACCGGAGGCCGGCGCCGATACTGCGCGCTCAGGAAGCGGACGAGCGAGGCGTGCATCTCGCCGACCAGCGTGTCGAGCGCCCGGCGGTATGCCGCCTCGAGCCCAACATTCGGCCGCACCGCTGCGAGCGTCTTCGGCTTGCCGCCAGTGCGAATTTTTCTCGCCGCAGCCATTTAATTCGCTTGACGTGCCCCGTATGGTGTTATATATAGAGTGTGTCGGCAGGACTGAGGTTCCGGGCGCGGCAGCCCAGACAAGATGACCGAAACCCCTCTCTAGGAGGCCTCTATGGCTGCTCCCCTCTCCAACGTCCCCGCCCTGGCCGGCAAGGCCGCTTCCAAGAAGCGGCTGTTCGGCGAATACCGGCGGTATGCCGTCTGGGCGATCCACACTCGGTTCGATGCCGTGTGCTGGCTGGTCGCGGACGCCCACCTCACTGACCCGGTGACGGGCGGGCCGGAGATCATCCGGCAGGCCGATACCGAGGCGGAGGCCGTCGCCGGCCTCCCTCTTCTATGACCCTCTCGAAAGGAGACAAAGCTATGGCCTTCGACCCCAACACCCTGATGGGCGGCTACACCCAGGAGGAGCTCGAGGCGGCATTCGCCCTCGTCGCGCCGAAGCCGAACTGGAAGATGCCGATCGATGCCAAGCTGCCGAAGACGCTGACCACGGCCGAAGTGGCCAGGATCAGGTTCGCGATCATGTTCTTCACCGGCAGCGAGGCGAAGTTCGGATACGGGAGCGTCAAGGCTCCCGGCTACTACGCGGCGGTGGGCGCCTGAACTTTTCTGCGAATCACCGCATAATCCGCTTGACGATATTCGTCATGTGGATTATATAGAGAGTGCCGGGTGAGAGTGGCTCCTCGGCTTTCCCCAGGAGGTTCCGATGATTGCAATGAGGTTCGCCGCGATGAAGGGCGGCAAGGCCGCTTTCCTGGCCGGGGCTCCCCTGAGCGCCAACCCCTACGTCGTCGGGACTGCGTTCGCCCGGCTGTGGGCGACCTCTTGGTTGAACGCGTGGATGGGAGGCTGAGCGATGACCAACGAGCAGTGGAAGAAGCTGGCAGCGACATTGAAGGCTGCCGAGAAAGCCGAGTCCACCTTCGCCCCGAAGGTGAAGTTGACCGCGGCACAGAAGAAGGCGCTGGCAGCCTACAACTTCAGGCTCGCGCAAGAAGACCGCTACCTCGGCTCGGTGTTCGTGACCCCGATGGGCCAGAGGAAGGTCGAGGCCGAGACAAGCGCCGCTTACGAGGCCTGCAAGAAGCTGGGCATGGGCCCAGAGCACGGACTGTGAAGGAGGACATTCGATGAAGTGCATCAAGACCATTCGGTCGTACGCCGGCCACGCGCAGTGGATCGCGGAAGCGAGCGAGGAGCCAATCGCATGGCTGGCGCGGTTCCAGACTGATCCGATTCCGAGCCCCTACGCCTACAGCCCGGTCGTGGCGGTCTGGGAGTGGAACGGCAAGGTCGTGATCTGCCGGGAGACCGCTCACAGGAAATATCAGGTGTTCGAGGTGCCCGCCGATATGCCGCTGTTCGCCGATGAGCAGGACGCGGAGGACGCGCACATCGCGCACGAGTTTCCGAACAACCCGACCAGCCGGGCCGGCGCTTATCTGGGCCGCTACGGCAACCTGAAAGGATTCATCCCGTGAAGTCGACTTACGTTTCCGTCACCGAGACCGCCAAGCTGGTGCGGGGCGCGCTCAAGAAGGCCTTCCCCGGCGTCAAGTTCTCGGTCAAGTCCGACAAATACGCCGGCGGCGCGTCGATCGACGTGAGGTGGACCGACGGTCCCTGCTCCGCCGCGGTCGAGCCGGTTGCCAAGCAATTCCAGGGCGGCGGCTTCGACGGCATGATCGACCTGAAGTTCGGCCGCGATTCCTGGCTGTCACCGGATGGCACGGCGATGACCGCCAGCGACGAGGGCACGGCCGGCAGCGGCGGCGTCTACGGCCCGGTGCGGAATTGGATGCCGGATCCGGATGCGAAGCTGGTGCACTTCGGCGCGGACTTCATTTTCTGCAATCGGACGATCAGCCCCGCGCTGCTGACCAGAGCGCGCGACAGGCTGGCCGCCAAGGGATACCCGGTCGAGGTGGTCGAGATCGTCGTGAGCGATTACGGCGACGCCTACGTGAAGACCCTGACCTATGACCAGGAGAAGACCCGCGGCTTCGACATGGAGCGCGAGATCATGGCCGCGGCGCACAAGACCCACTGCTGCGCTGGCGGCAAATAAATCCCCTGTCCGCCGTTAAATAGCTTGACGCATATGGTCAAGCCGGATATTCTCTGCCTGCAAGAACGGAGTCTGACGATGACCTACGCTGAAGCGCTGAAAGTGCTGACGGAAGGCCTGTTCCTCGGCCGCAAGGCGACCCCGGCCGACGAGAGCACCGCGCTGAACAAACTGATCGCCATGCGCATGAGCTCGGACGCGATCTCCGCGGCGACCGGAGTGAAGGAGCACTTCATCCTGGCCGCGATGAAAGCCAACGCAGAGGCCGCAGAGGCCGCGAAGGCCAACGACCTCGGCAAGCGCGCCAACGAATACCTCTGCGGTATGGCAACCTGAAAGGATTCAGACCGTGAACAAAGTCACCACCGCCGACCTGTCCGCTTTCCAGACCAAGCTGCAGGGCTTCGTCCACGCTCATTGGCAGAAGGCCGCCAACGTCGGCACCCCGCCGACGATCACCATCGAGCCGGCGACCAAATACGCCAGAATCGTGCTCGCCCAGGGCAGCTCGCGGAGCGCCTACGGCTTCATCGATCAGACCACCGGCGACCTGCTGAAGTCCGCCGGCTGGAAGGCCCCCGCCAAGGGCAAGCGGGGCAACATCTTCGACCCCGACCCTCTGGCCGGCTGCACGCCTTACGGCATGGCCTACTTCCGGAACTAAATCGCCCGCCGCTATTTAATTAGCTTGACGCTTACAGTCAGGCGTATTACATAGGACTCGCCGGGCACGGTTCCCGGCTTCCACTTTCCCGAGAGACTTCCGATGTTAGTGACGACCTCTTATCGGTCGGGCGCGAGTGCGCCCAACATCATGCGGGGCTACATCGTCGCCGGATCGGCGATCGGCGTTTCCCTGGCCGAGCTCACCGTCGGCGGTGCCGCGTGGGACATGATGATCGAGTATGCGAGCCGGGGCGGCGAGGTGTTCGTCGACAGCGGCGCGTTTACCGCCTGCACCCACGGCGAGCCGATGAACTGGCCCAAGGTCGCGGCGACCATCACCAAGCTGGTGCACGAGGCGCCCGGAACCAGGATGCACATCGTGATGCCCGACGTGATCGGCAATCAGGCCGAGAGCCTGAAGCTGCTCGCCGAGTGGAAGGGGCTGGTCGAGCTCGTGATCGGCGCCGGACACGACGCGCTGGTGCCGGTGCAGAAGGGCGAGCTGCCGCCCTACGAGGCCTACCGGGCCGCGGCAGCCATCCTGGGGACCGAGGATTTCACCGTCTCCGTCCCGTCCAATCAGTCGGCCTTCTCCGTCGCGGAGCTGGCGAACCTGCTGGGCGGCGAGATCAAGCCGAAGCGGCTGCACCTGCTCGGGATCGCTGCCGCGAAGAAGAAGCTGGCGGCACTCCTCGCGGTGATCAGCGAGGCCTCTCCCGGCACCATGGTGACCACCGACGCAGCCCGGATCCGGGCCCAGGTCGGTCAGGGACGGCCGATCACCAAGAACAGGGCGGTCGCCGCGAACTTCCTGACCGAAGCGTTCGCGTGGCTGCTCGAGGACGAGGGCGACTACGAGCTCTGGTCGGTGTTCGTCGAGAACGCCGAGAAGATCATCGCCCCGGCAGTCGCCGCGATGTCGATCCACGCCGTCGAGGCGATTCCCTTCGCCAAGCCGGCCAATGACTGGGCGCCACTGGCGCTCGCCGCTTAACCCCAACCTCCAAGGAGTAACCACCGATGAAGACGATCCTGGCCATCCTGGCCACCGCGCTGCTGCTCGCAGCCTGCGAACCGCCACCCGGTAAGCACTGCGCGACCCACTACGAATTCGGCCTGCTCACGCACTGGGACTGCGATTGATTGGCTCTAAATAGCTTGACTGCTACGGTCAGGCGCGCTATATAAACCTTGCCGGGAGAGTTCCCGGCGCCCCTGACAACCAGGACTGACCAACCTCCCGAAAGGAGCGACCAGTTATGACCGCCATTCTGACTTCGAAACTCAACAGCGGGGTCGTGGTTCTCGCGAAATCCACCCCCACCGGCGTTTTCGCCAAGACCTTCGCGAACAAGACGCAGGCTGCGCGCGCTGCGGAGAAGGTCGGCGGCGAGGTTATTCAACCGCGGCTTGGCCCAGTGTTCTACGTGATGATGCCAGAATAAAGGAGACCGACGATGACCAAATTGTCCCCGAAGAAGCTCGATGCCGCGATCACCAAGATCTACGGCAGGTATTGCTCCGGAATGCAGATCAGCGTCCTGAAGATCGGCGGCCTGTTCAAGATGGCCGGACCGATGATCCTGGCCGGAGAGCCCGAGGAGACCGTCGGCGCTGCCATGGTCGCCTATGTCGAGAAAGCAGGTGCGTCATGAACACGAACCCGAAGCCCCACGACGTGGCGCTCGTCGCCATCATGGGGATGACCATCACCAACCTCATGGACGCGCTCGAGAAGATCGCGGCCGTGGCGCACTACGGTGCCAACAAGAACCCGGTCATAGCCAAGATGGCGGACGACGCTATCGAGGCGGCCAAGGCCCTGAGGGGGTAGACATGGCCAGCAATGTCCCGTCGGCCTTCGTGTTCAAGAAGCTGCTGCTCACCCTCGAGACGATGTGCAGCTGCGCGGATCGAGGGCCCACCCCGGATCCCGAGCTGGCAGCGATCCACGGCGAGCGTGCCGTGATCAACGCCAATTTCGCGCTGCTGAAGGGGATGGCCGAGCACGCCATCGAGACTATCGAGGATCTCGCCGGCTACACCGTCGCCGACGCTAAGGCGATGCTCCGCTAGCTTTCCCCGCGCCTGCGGCGGATGTCTTCGATCACCTTGCGATCGGCGTCGAGCTGCCTATCCATCTTCTCGCGGTCCGCCGCGCGATAGCGCTTTGCTGGATCGATGCCCAGGTCTGGCACATCGTTCTCCCAGTATTCCGCCGGATAGCCCATCACCTGCCCGTCGCCCTCGGTGGCGGGCTTCTCAGTCTTTGCGTCCTTGTCCTTTGGCACCGCCATAGTCCCTGCTGCCATCCACAAATCTGGGGGCGTCGCCGCTATTGTCAAACACGCTCCATTCCTTGAACAGCGGAATCAGCGCATCGAAGTTCTTTTCGTTGTCGGTGTTGCCCAGGATGATCTCGGGCGGCACGAACCGGCCCTTGCCGGTCTTCTCCTGGCCTCTGGCGAACCGCTTGGTCGCCCGCTCGGTCGCCATCTCCGGCGACAGGTGCATGTAGTGGCCGTGGATGTCGTAACCGTCCTTGGCGTAGCGATCGACCCGCTCGTTGATGCTCTTGGCCGACTTCAGGGTGGCGTCGTGCACGATGTTCAGCCCGAGGTTCCGCGCCCGATCTTCCGCCCGCCTGACCAGGAGGTCGCTTTCCTCGTGCAGCTGGGCGGCGTTCCAGCCCTGATATTCCGGCAGCTCGCCCTTGAAGTGGTCGGCGTCGATCAGGATGAACTTCGATTTGTCGACCGGTCCGCCCTTCTCTGTGTCGGTCAGCCACGACTTGCCGGATCCGCCGCGGCCGCCGAGCACGACGACCACCGGCTTTTCCCCCTTCCTGGGCAGCGCCCGCTCGATAGCCTCGGGCGTGAAGATGTCGTTCAGCAGCTTGTCATGCAGCGCAGCCCGCTCGGGTGTGAACTCGCCGGCGGCGTCGATATGGCCGTCCTTCTCGACCGGATCGATACTCTGCGCCCCGTTCATGGCCAGGACTTTGCGGCGGGCTTCGCTGACCGCCTGCGTGGCGCCGACCGAGGCCGCGATCTTGGCGCCGAGCTCGCGAGCTTCCGCCTCGGAATACCTCTTCGGGTTCGGCATCAGGCTCGAAGCCGGCGACTTCTTCGCTGCCTCGCCCGCGGCTGGGGCGCCCTCGGCGCCCTTCTGCCCGGCCTGCTCTTTCCCCTCTCCGCCGGCCTTCTTCTTGCCAGCTCCCTTGCCGCCGCCGCCCGGACCGAACTGCCCGGCATTGCCCGGCTGGCCGCGCGGATGGTCGGACTCCTTGAACTCGGCAGCGTCCTGCGCGAACGCGCCCATCAGCGTCTTCTGGAAGGGCTGGTCGTCGTTCGCCTTGAGCGCCTCGAGGAAGACGCTGTCGGTCCCGCCCAACGCAGCGATCAGAGCCTTGCCTACGCCCGCATCGTCCCCGCTGCGCAGGGCGGCGAGCAGCGCCTGCTCTACGTCCTCGCCGGCACCGCCAAGCTGCAGCGCTTCGAGCAGCGCCTCGGCCGTCGGATCCGCCACACCGTGGTCGCGCAGCGCGGTGAAGATGGCGTGCGAGGTCGCCGGATCGATGTCCTGGCCGCCCTCCGGCGGCATCTCGCCTTCCATGCCGGCGGCTGCGGGCGGGCCCGGGGCTGGCTTGGAGAGGTCGAGCCCGGCATAGGGGCTTTCCGGCTCGGCGGCGATGCGCTGGCGCACCTCGTCCGGGTCGATCGCGCCGACCTCGACCAGCACGGCGTCGGTGTCGGCGTTGGTCTTGCGCACGGTCGCCGCGGACGCCTCGTCCAGCTCCCAGAGCGGCACCCATTCGAAGTCGATCTCCGGATCGACCTCGCTCCACTCGTCGAGCTGCAGGATCTGCAAGATGGTGCGGACCTTGTCGGTGCACACCTTCTCCTGCCTCGCTTTGATTCCGTCGTAGAACACGCGGATCTCGCCGTCCGCGCTGGCGTTCAGGCCCGATGGCGTCACGCCGAGATACTTCACGAGCGGCACGGCGATCACCGAGCAGATCTGCTCCTGGCTCTGCGCCTGCAGCTTGTCGAGCGTGCCCAACGGCGCGCTGATGTTCTTGAGCTCCTCGGTGGCCTTGTCGGTCACCAGCATCCCGCGGTTGCTGCGGATGTTGGTCATGATCTCCAGGCGCTGGTTCTCCGCCTCACCGCCGGCGCCGGTCAGCAGCCCCTCGAGGTTCGTCGAGAGGTTGAACACGGTGAACGCGTTGATCAGGTCGGAGACGCTCTGGCGGGTGCGCAGCCAGTTGTCGACGTAGGGCTTCATGAGCTGCGACAGCGACAAGCCGCCGAAATTGTAGGCGGGCTTCAGGATGTCGGGCAGCGGACGCGAGACCACGGACAGCAGCCGGGTCGTGTGGATCTCCCGCCCCATCATGAACCACGACTGCGGCCGGTAGAACGTGGGCGAGGTCGGGTCGCGGGCGTCGTAGCGATTCGGCGCGGTCCAGGTCGGATCGACGGCGCGGATTGCCTTGAGGCGGTGATGGCCGATCTTCTCCGGCGAGGCTACCAGCGGCGTGCGGAGCTCGTCGGTGTCGGTGTCGCCAAAGTCCAGGTAGACGAAGCCGAGTCCGAAGAAGCCGTCGAATTCCAGCACCTCGCGGAACACGTCCCGCACATGGAACTGCTCGAGCCGATCGCCCAGCACCTTGATCTTGTCGGCCTTGTCGTCGTCGCCGGTCGCCCGCAGCTTGATCCACTTGCGGGTCATCTCCTCGGCGATGACCTCGGAGGCGCGGCGATACTCGGCGCGTTGGCTGAGCTCCGCGAGGTAGGGATATCCCATAAACCCTATGCCTTCGGCCCAAAGCCCGTGAAGGGCTGCCCCGAAGTCCCAGGCCGAGGCGACGATCTGCGTCGTGTTCTCGTCCATCGCCAGCTCGGTGCGGCCGTTCGGCAGGACGCCCTTGGGATAGCGAGGCATTTGGAACGGGTTGATCTTGGGCTCAGGCGGCGCCGGCTTGCTGAGGCTGGCGGCGAGCGCGGAGATCGACACCCTCATCGGCGCACGCTGTGGCCATGTCACGGTCGGCTCGACGCGCTGCCGCGGCGGCTCAGTCGGCCGGCGCAGGCGCGGCAGCAGGCGGATCATCGGTGCACCACGCGGGTGGCGAAGCGGCTCATGGCCTCGGGCGAAATGCGGATGCCCTGCAGGCCCAGGCCGACCACACCGAAGGCACCGGAGAGCGCATCGACGATGTCGTCGTGCAGCCCGTTCGGGAAGTCGATGAGCTCGTCGCGCAGCTCCAGGTTCCAGGAGGCGCGCACCATGGCGACGTTGCCGATGTTGACCTGACTGGCGACTGGGCTGGCCCGCGTCACCTTGTCGCCGGTCTCGCGATCGTTGGTCACCATGTAACCGGCGAGGTGGCGGCCATAATACAGCGTCTGCTGCTTGCCGGCTTGGCCGGGATCCTCCGGTAGTCGGATCTTGACCGTCTTGCCGTCGAGCTTGGCGGTGTTGACTACGGCCGCGAGCACTTCGTCGGGCCCGCCGCGCATCGAGACAAGATCGAGGATGACGTAGCCACCATTCTGCGTCCTCCCGAGTTTCAGGCCGCGCGTCCAATCAGGGTTGCCGCCGAGGGCTGCCGAGGTGGCGGCGAGGTCCCAGGCGCGCACGGTGGCGACGCAGACCGGCGGCGCATCGAGCACCTGGATCTGGGCGGGCCTGAACAGCGCGCCTTCGAGCGGCGTTGGGCGCTGCTGGAACAGGGCTGACCATTCACGCGGGCCGACCTCGTCGCGTTTGCGTTCGAGTGCGACCCTGTCTTCCCACTCCGGCCAGAGCGCCTCGCCGGGTGCGCGGCCGATCGGGTCATTCTCACCGGCGAAGGCAGGCAGCTCGATGACGTGCCATTCGGATGCGCGGCTGCTGTTCAGGATCCGGCCGGCGAGGTCGTCTTGGTGCCAGCGAGTCTGTATGAGCACTATGCGGGCGCGTGGCTTGAGCCGGGTGACGACCTCGGCGATACCACCCCCACACCTTGTCGCGCATGATCTCGCTGTCGGCGTCCTCGCGGCCTTTGATCGGGTCGTCGATCAGCACGAGATCGGCGCGGCGTCCGGTGATGGCCCCGTTGGCGCCCGCCGCCCGGTATTGGCCGCGTTTGTCGGTGCGCCAGAGCTTGCGGCTGTCGTTGAGCAGTTTGTAGCCGAGCGTGTCGCTGTTCTCCTGGATCAGCCGGATGAGCTGCAGCGACAGGTCCTCGGCGTAGTCGCCGGTGTGCGAGGCGCCGATCATGTCGACCCCCACGCGCTGCGCCATCATCCAGGCGGGGAACACGATCGAAGCGTATCTGGTCTTGGCGCTGCCGGGCGGCATGAAGATCATCAGCCGGTCGACCTCGCCGCGGGCGACGGTCTCGAGCTCGCGCAGCAGGAAGGCGTGATGCCGGGCGGGCGTTTCTCCGTAGGCCCGCAGCGCCTCAGTGGCCCACGCCGTTAGATCGCTTCGGCAGTGCTTCTGCCAGAGCGCGCGCTCCAGCCGCAATTCGGCGTCGTTCTCGGATAGCGTCGAGCTCTTCTGCAATCTCGGCCTCGGTCATCTGGTCGACATCGACGCGGACGGGTGGCGAGTCGGGATCGCCGCCGATGAGGTGCCGCTCAGGCACGCGCCAGCGCGCGGCGCCGTTGACGGTCAGCCAGTATTTCGCGGCCCCCCAGGCGCCCTTGTTCGCGGCCGAGATCAGCGCGGCACCCATCATCGCCTCGACCTCCTCGTGGGCGTCGCGAAGCTCGGTGCGATACCACTTGCGCAACGTCTTCACGTCGATGCCGACGGCCTTGGCGATGATGCGGTGCGAGATGCCATTGGCGTGCATCACCTGCACGGTGTTCTGGCGCTCGGGCGTTACCTCATGCGCGGGACGCCCGCCGAGATCAGACGGCATGTATTTCCCTTTGTGCTTCTAAAGGCGGGGGAAAAACCGGCGCTCCCGCACGATCGTTGCTTTCCACCCGCGGCGCTGGAAGATCTCCCGCAGCTCGTCGGCGTCCTGCCAGAGCAGCCGCCGCAGGATCGGCGCCGCATAGACCACACGATCGTTGTCGACGATCAGACCGGCCACGAAGTTCGGGCCGACGACACGCACCAGAGTGCCGTCAGGCGGTGGCGCGCGCGGCCCAGCCAATGGCATTGGACAGGTAGAACCACTCGTCGCCGGGCCGGCTGCCCTTCATCCGGTCCCACATCACGAGCCAGACCTTGCTGACGCTCTCCGCCGTCGCGTCAGGGCCGTAGTAGGCTGGGATGGTGCCTGCCGCGATCGCTGCAGCCGCGGCCTCGTTGGTAATGTCCTCGCCGCGCAGCACGCGCTCCGCCCGGTCCAGCGCCTCGTCCAGGCCGACCATGGCGTCGTCGGTCATCGCTTCACCGCCTGCCGCCTCACGCCGTAGCAGCGCAGGCAGAGCCGCTCCTCTGGCCGCACCAGCGGGCTGTGTTCCGCGACGTAGCCGGCCGTCGCATCGCCGCGGCACGCCGTGCATCGCAGCTCGTGGTCGAGCTTCATCGGTAGCGGCAGCTTACCCCTGGTCCGGGTTAAATAGCTTGACATATCCCGTCAACCGCCATACATGGCCACACCATGGAACCTGTGAACTTTATCGCCTCGTGCGCCCGCTTCGTCTTCTTCGGTATCTCGCCGGATCCGGCCGCGGTTGTAGCTGAAATGCGTCCGCATTGTCCCCTGCCGATCGAGCTGGTTGCCGGCTGGATCGTGCCGCCGCAGGAACGCGGCGCGCTGCAGAGCGCTGTGATGGCCAAGCTGCGCAATGCGCGGGTCAAGGGGTCCGACTGGTTCCGGGTCGACCCCGAGCGTGCGGCGTCCATCCTGGCGGTGCAGGCGAAGGCTGTTGACGGTCGAGTGTGGCAGGTGCGCAAGCGCCCGGTCACCGAGAAGCCGCCGCCGTTCAACGCGCGCGAGATCATCACACCGCATGGCAGGTTTCCGTCCGCGGCCGAGGCGGCTCGCGCGCTCGGCATCACCAAGGCGGCGGTGTCGGAGCGGGCGGTGAAGCGGTCCCCTGGCTGGCGCTATGCCGACGACGATCGGCCGCAGCCTCCACCGGCACCGCGCGGGCGCCCGGTCGGCTGGCGCAAATATCCGGACGGGAAGCCGGCAGAAAAGTCGCCTGACGCCGATTAAATGTCTTGACGCAATAGGTCAGGTAACTTATACTCCGCTTTGTAAGGACGGAGTATTTCCCATGACCACCATGAAGCTCTCCCCCCGGGCCGCCAGGGCGCTGGAGATCCTGAAGGCCGGCGGCGAGTTCAAGTATGCCCTGACCTCCGGCTGGAACGGCGAGAAGTTCCTGTGGTCGCTGGTGAAGAGTGGCAGCAAGTTCCCCGGATATGGGGGCGCGACCTATTACGAGCTGGTCAAGGCTGGGGTCGAGTTCGGTTACAGGCCCTCGGGCTTCACCGGGTCCTGCACCTATTACCCCCTGAAGGGAGCCGTGTGATGTTGGCCGAGACCGAGATCAGCATCATGACCGTGCCCGCGTTCAAGCGGGCGGTTCGGGAGGCCAGCGAGGTGCTGGCGCAAGTCCGGTTCGGCACCTCTGAGCAGTGGGTCAGGATCAGCAAGGCCGGTGCCATGGAACTGATCAAGGGCCTGCCCGCCAGCGCCACCCCGGAGGAGGCGGAGATCTACTCCGGCCAGTTCGGGGCCGTCATCGGCTCCACCCTCTACATCGGATGAAAGGAGCCGTGTGATGTTCCTCCTCGCTGCCGCGATCGCCGCGGTCGGCATTTTCCTGCTGATGCAAGCCGAGTGGAAAGCCTCGGCTCTGGAGATGGCGTGATGACCAACTTCGCCGCCGAACGCCGCAATTCGCACGACATCTGGTCTTTCGAGCGACAGGACATTCAACGCCGCGCGCTGACCACGAAAACGCTGAATCAGGCATGGGCGGAACACGAGCAGAGGCTCGCCGACATCGCCCGCCGGGAGCTCGAAAAAGAGTCAGCCCAGCCCATTAAATAGCTTGACGCATTCAGTCAACCGTATTATATGTCGTGCGTAAGAGCGGAGTAAGTGTGATGACTGGGATGGTTTCCAAATTGGGCTTCGAGATGCAGAGCTGCTCGCGGTGCGGCGGTTCCGGCAACTACAGCTACTGCCAGAGCTACGGCACCAAGTGCTTCAAGTGCCACGGCACAAAGGTCTGCTACACCGCCAAGGGCGCAGCAGCCGCGAAGTACTACGCCGAGAGCCTCAAGGTGCCGGTCGAGACCCTGAAGGTCGGCGACCTCGTCCAGATGGATGATTTCTTCAAGGGCGTGATCTACTTCGCGCCAATCACCGAGATCACCGAGACCGTCCAGACCGGGTCAAGCCTGGATGGCGTGATGGTTCCCTACAGCAAGACAATGCTGATGATCACCACCGAGCACGCGAAGTATGGCCAATACGGCATGGGCCAGTATCCCGGCACCATGGTCCGGAAGGGCTGGGGCGCCGAGTTCAAGGCGGCCAAGCAGGCCGAGGCGCTGGCCTATCAGGCGACCCTGACCAAGGCCGGCACAGTCAGAAAGGCGGCGGCGAAAGCCGCTGCCTAACCCCGAGGAGATTCCGATGGACAATGTCGAGAAGCGGATCGCCACCGAGAAGCGGATCGTGCGGCAGATCATCAAGGACGCGCTGGCCGCCGGCTACAAGATCAGCGTGCACGACGGCGAGGAGTGGGTCGTTTCCGGGTCCACCAAGGGCGCCGAGGTCTTCGCCGCGATGTTCGCCACCGACGAGGAGACCCTGCTGTTCCGGAGCACCGCGAGCAAGGTGGGCCACGTCAACCTCGTTTACGGCAACGGCAACGGCACCGAGGTGATCTGCGACTACAGCGACAACGAGAAGACCAACGCGATCCTGGCTGGGGCGCTCACCCTGGCCGACCAGATCGACGCGAGGATGGCGTGACCTGCCCCTGCGGCTCCGGCCAGAGCTCCTGGTGGGAGAGCGACGCGCGCGGCATCCCGCTGTGCCGCGTCTGCGATCGCTGCCGGAAGGAGAAGCTGGCGCGCTATCGGCCGGACGTCCTGACCGACAGCCAGTACTGGGCCGACGAACCGATTGAGGAGGACTGAACCATGATAGATCGACCGTATCTCTGCCGCGAATGGCTGCGCGATGACGCGCGCACCGCGGTGCTCGAGGCGCTCGGCGCCTGGGCTGCGAACAGCGGCCTACTGTCGCCGGATGGCTGGAAGGATCAAGACCTGCCGGCGTTGTTCTCTGGCATCGACGAGCAGGTCGACCGGGTGATCGAGCGATCGGGGCTGGCGATGCCGGACGAGCCCTATCCCGAGGCGTTTGTGCAGCGCACGCGCGAGCAGCTCGTGGCGGTGCAGAGGCGGCCGCGGAGATGACCACCACCATCAAGCTCGCGATCGCCGGTGCCCTCGTCCTGATCTACGTCACGTCATGCACGTTTTGGCTGACCGGCGGGATGCTGGCTGTTTCCTGCCATCACGGCGGGTTCATGGTGGACCCTGAGGAGCTCAACTGCTCCGCCCGATGGGTGCACCCGTGACCGGGGAGCAGGCTACCGTGCGGCTCGCCGAGATCGAGGAGAAGCTGCACCTGTTGATGGCCGACTGCACCGCATCCGGCTTCACCGCGGCAGCCGACGCGATCGACCACGTCCTGACCTACCACACCGACGCGATCCGCGAGGCGCTCGCTCGGAATAATCTTGACGCCAAACCATAATTAGCTTGACTGACTGCGTCAGGCGGCTTATATTGCCGCCTGTAAGGAGATTTGAGATGGCCAAGTTCGCATTGCTGGTGACCAAATGGGCCGGGCTGGAGACCGAGTTCGGCCTCGAGTGGGCCACCAAGCTGTTCGGCGCCGAGGCGATCGCCTCCCTGCCCGTCAGGGCCAGCGGCAAGAACAAGGGCAAGCCCAAGGGCTTCGTGATCTGGCGCAAGGCCGGCGTCCCCGGCTACTGCCGGGAGGTCTCGTCCCCTCTGGCCGAGGGCCAGCTGGCCGACGCGTGGATCGGCGCCGGCGCCTACTCCACCAGGGAGAACGCCCTGGTCGGCAAGTGGGCTGGCCGGATGCAGCCGCTGGCCGGCGTCAAGGTGTTAATGTTCGGCGGCGCCGAGCGGATGGCTGCCGAGGAGGCGGCCCGGTTCGCCGCCGAGATGGCGGAGATAAGGGCCGAGATGGCAGAGGAGCAGAGCGCATGAGCGAAACCGCGACCGTATCCTGGGAATTCATCGGCCGTCGCCTCGACGCCGTGCAAGCCGACACCGCCGATATCCGCCGCAACATGCTCGCGCTCACCGAGCGATTCAGCGGTCTCGAGGACCGCATGGCCAGCCTCGAACGCCGGCAGGGGATCTTCGAGCAGCGCCTCGATGCTTTCGTCGAGCGCCAGAGCAAGCTCGAGCTCACCGCAGCCCGGACGCATTTCCTGCTGCAGCGGCTGGCCATCAAGGTCGGCGGCATCGAGGACATCGCATGAGCGAGCATAGCGACGGACCAGAGGACATCACCCTGCGCCACCTGCGCGCGCTGGACGTGAAACTCGACCAGCTGTCGAAGGACATGGCGCGCGGGTTCGAGACCATAAGCGGCCATCTGGTCGGACTGACCGGCCGCGTCGCCGGTCTCGAGATCCGGATGGGCGCGATGGAAGCGTGGTCGAGCGACACCACGCAACGACTGGAGCGGATCGAGCGCCGGCTCGGGCTGGTCGAGGCGGCCCCATGACCGCCCGTCCCCGTTGCGCCTGCTGCGGAAAGCCCCTGCCCTACGCCACGCAGATCCATCGCGCACCGACCGAGGCGGACACCTACCTGCCGGTCCGGGGCTGGCGCTACCAGGGCAACCTGCAGGTCATCAGCAAACGCTATGTCGACGTGCTCGTTCGTCCCGACGACAAGCCGATCCTCTGGGATGACGGTTTCAAGGACGAGGCGGCCTGGAACTGGAAGACCCCGGAACAGCGCGCCGGCACGCGCGAGCGCCGGCTGAGCGAGGTCAGCACCTGGGACGGCGAGAAGTATCAGGTGGCCTATTGGCCGTTCTGCACGCAGCGCTGCGCCGGCTCCTTCGCCGAGCAGGCTTTCGCCGCCGGCTATCGGATCCGCGGAAAGGACGCCGCATGAGCGATCTCCATCGGATGACCGAGGCCGAGAGCGCCGCGGTGATGCGCGGCATACGGCCGTGGGTGCATCCAACGCTCGAGAGCGTCCGCAACGCCATGATCGGCGAAGCCTTCATGATCCCGACGTCGCCGGACGGCTCGGTATCACGCGAGCCCAAATTCTTCAGCGCGATGCCGAGCACATTCCGGGAGGTGGTCAACGCCGGTCGGCTGTTCGATCTCGGGCACATGAGCTCGAAGGTGCTGCGCCAGGAAGCCGACCGAGCCGTCGAGCTCCTCGCCACGGGACACATCGGCCATCCGTTCCGCGAGCCCTATGTGCTGTTCCATACGTGGCAGGATCCGGTCCTGAACGCCCAGAAGGTCGTCGGTGCCGCGTATCTCGTCGACGCCTCGATCGACTGGCACAAACTTTCAGGCGGCCGGTATCCGCCGAACAGCTTCCTGGTCGCCGAGGCGGAGCCGATCATGGTGTTCGATCAGCGTATGATGATGCTGTGCGATGCGGCGCTCGCCGCAATCGTCAAGAAGCCGGAGAACCCAGGCTGCACGTATGACGGCGTCATCTTCCGCGGCGTGCTGAACGAAGAGCTCAAGAGCGACGCGACCGACACGCAGGTCATCTGCAACCTGTTCGACCCGGTCGCTGCCTGCCTGCTGCTGCTCGCCACCGACGGCGTGACGGTCGACCGTATCGCGGCACCGGAGAAGCTGAACAAGCACCGGGTGCGTGGCGGCAAGCCGGCGATCCCGGCGCACTGGCGGGTCAACAGCGGACCGTATGTGACCGCGATCGAGAATCGCGGGCGGAGGCGCAGCGAGCCCGGTGATGGGCACCACGCGAGCCCCCTCCCGCATCTCCGCCGCGGCCACCTGCGCCATCGGCACGAGATGCACGGCGGCGGCACCGTGTGGGTCAGAGACGCGCTGGTGAACCTCGTCAATCCGGACGCGCCGCTGGCTCGCAGTTTCTACGCAATGCAGCAGGAGCGGAAAGAAACTACTTGACGCGAAGAGTATAGTTGTTTATACCAGACTGGTCAGGACGATGGTCCGACGCCCACCGATACGAGGATAACTCCCGTGATTTCCCTGGAATTCAGCAGCCGCGACGTTCTCAATCTGGCCCTGGCGGTAAGCGCGGCGGCGACATCAAGCTACATCGACGAGAGGCTGAGCACGGCCGCGACCGAGCACTCGCTCGCCGCGCAGCTGTGGAGCAAGGCCGGCAATCAGACCCTGGCGACGCGGCACTCCATGCTGGCGCAGTCGATCGGTCAGGAGATGATCGAGCTCGCGTCCGAAGAGGAGGGCTAAGATGAAGAGCGGCGACATCGTCTGGCGTATCGCACCATGTGGCACGACGTCCGTTATGTTCGACCGAGCGACCGACGACCGCGCCCGCGTCTACGGGAGAGGCCAGCGCAGCAAATGGGCGCAGCGCCCGATGGAGGTAGCGCTGGCCGATGTGTTCCCAACGCGGGAGGAAGCGCGCCAGGAATACAGGCGCCGCCGCGCCGAAGCGATGGCTCGCGACCCAAACAGCTTCCTCAACTTCACCACGCCGATGGCCAAAGGAGACCAGTGATGCCCCGCTACGTGGTTTCGCCGATCGCCACCGCCGAGTGCGTCAGCCTCAACGCCGCTGTCACGATCGTCGCCACCGACAACCTGGAGACCGCGCTCTGGCACGCCCGCCACAACAGCTGCGTGTTCGGCGCCGGCATCCTGGATCGCACGACTGGCGAGATCGACGTCGGCTACGGGTTCGGCATCCCGTGCCCGTCCATCAGCATATGAGCGACGCGGCCGAGCTCGAGGATCTCCGCTCGATCACCTGTGAATACTGCGGCGGCGACGGCTGCTTCGAAGAGGTCTACTGGTCCGGTCACGAGCCGGTTGCCCGGTTCCATCGCTGCTCTGCCTGCCGCGGCACCGGCGACGAGTGGGTAAAGACCGAGCTCGTCGACATGGAAGACCTCGATGGGCCCTGACGAGATGCGCGCCATCCTGCTCCGGCTCGGCTGGTCGCTTGGCGACTGCGCTGACCGGGCCCAGCGGAGCAAGGCGCGCGTCAGGCAGATGGCCTCCGGACGCCAGTCCATCGACGAGCCGCTGGCCGACTGGTTGCGCGCGATCGACGGCCACGCCACCCAGATCGAGCTGCTGCTCGGCAACCCGCCGCGGAAGGAATCACCATGAGCGAAGACCCGATCCTGACCGCCATCGCCAAGCTCGGCGCCGACCTCCGCGGCGAGATCGCCGGCGGCCACACCGAAATCATGAAGCGGCTCGACCGGCTGCAGGACAAGGTGACCGAGGGCTTCGAGCAGGACGAGTTCCTGCTCCAGTTGCTCGCCCAGAATCAGAAGATCGCCGGCGCGAGTGAGAAGACAGCGCGCACCGCGATGGACATGCACGGCGATCTGGCCAACGCCCTGGTGGCGCTACAACGGCAGGTCGCGATGCTCTCCTCGCGGATCGACATCATCGAGCGTAAGGATGACGAAGCCGATTAGTCCCGGAATATCAGTGGGTTACATGGAATGTCGCCCGTGGCGCCCAACATCACGGGCGTAAACCCCGCGATTGTTGGGTGAGGATGGGGTCATTCTAAATGCGTGTAAAGAGAGAAAGCGCAACATTTGGCCAAAAACCTGCGCCGGGACCCAATGGCTTGTACGAAGAGGGGCCGGCAGCGCTATCAGCGTGAAACGCGCCGCCGACCCCCTCCTGGCTCTCTATCCCGGGATGAAACCGCGTTCCGCCTCACTCCCAGAGTTCTTGGCGGCGTTACAACCCATGGACGTCGTCGGATTTATTCGAGATCAATCGACCTGCCAAGTGTGCGGTTTAGAACAGACCGAGCGAGTCGCGATCCAAAGGAAGCCCCGACAGACTGCCGGGGGCAAGTTTGTTTCCGGTACCGCGCCCCTACGAGTAGGGGACCCGTAGAGGCAGGGCGAATCGAAGCACAGATCATCTGTGCATGTCTGGCAAAAAGAATGAGCAACTTTGAATCCGCGCGCGCTACGCCGCCAGCAGTCGCCCCTTCGCCAGATCCTCGTCGATCTCCGAGGCGTAGTGCTCGGCCAACCGCTCAAGGCAGAGCACCAGCCGCTGCATTTCGGGCGTGGGGTAGACCACCCGGCCGGGCTTCGACTGCATCGCGCACCATGCGGAAACTGAATAATTCAGCAGGATGACCATCGTCAGCAGCAGCCGCTGGGAGGCGTCGAACTGCGCCATCGCGCGCTGGAAGTCGCGCCATCCCCTGGTCTGGGCCAGGGCCGCGTAGCTCGGGCCGCCGCGTGGGCCGTAGACGATCGCCACCACCGGCAGGATCTCCCGCGGCCCTGACGCGCCGATTGCGGCTAGGTCACAGGCCTGCCGGAGCCGATCGGCGGCATAGATGTGGCGCTCGGTGATCGCCGAGTTGTTGCGTTTCACCGCCGCCCGGAGCGTGCAGTAGCCCCGCCAGCCGGTGATTTCCCGGGCGCTGCGAGCCCGCGGATTGTCATCGAGCGGGTCCCGCCAGCAGGATCGCATGACGGCCGTGGAGCCGCTCCTGGCGGCCTTGCGGACGTGGTGCGGCTCGAGCGTCCCGGGAGATGGGATGTGGCGCGGATCGAAACGGGAACGCGCGGCGCCGGCGCGGGCCTTGGTCATGTGGTGGTCTCCTTGGCCCTGGCCCGGCTGGCGCGGGCGATAGCGGTCTCGTAGGCGTCGGTCCGCCGGCCGGAGAGCAGCCCGAGACGCTGGCGCTTCCCCGTCGCGGCGCGCGGGGTGATGCTGAGGGCGAGGGCGATCTCCTCGTCGTTGCATCCGGCGGCGTGCAGGCGGCGCAGCGTGTCGACCTGCTCGGGGGTCCAGTTCATGGCACTGGATCCAGCGGGAAGGCGTTCCCCGCGATGAGCTTGGCGTAGTAGGGCGCGGTGATGGGGCGGGTGCAGCAGGGACAGCGGTCGAGCACCTCGCCGTCGCGCGGGATGACGACCCATCCGTCGACGCCCTCGGCGATGCAGAGGCCGTCCGTGCGGTGGACGCCCTTCCAGGGGGTGGTGTCGTTCATGGGTTGGACTCTCCTTTCACCAGAAGCTCCCGGATTCAGGCCAGTCGTCGGCGAGCTGTTCGAGGAGGCGCACGACGGCCGGGCGCTCGACAGTGTCCAGGCGGTGGCGGAGCTCGCGCTCAAGCGCCTCGACGGCGCGATCGAGCAGGACGGTGCGCGGGTCGGGGATGCTGACTTGGTGGCCGTCGGCGATGACGTCGTTGATCGGCTTCATGCGGCGATCTCCCTGCTGCGGCTGGTCGCCGCCGTGATCCAGAGGTGGGCCAGGGCGGTTTGTGGCCACACGGTCGGCAGCGGCGTCTGCAGCTCGGCCAGCAACGCCCAGATATCCCCGCTTTCCCCGGCCGCCATGCGGGCCTCGACGCGGGCCAGCGCGCTGTGGATCGAGGTGTGATCGCGGTTACCGAAGGCGCGGCCGATGGCGGCGCAGGACTTTCGGGTGAGCCTGCGGGCGAGCCACATGGCGACGTGTCGTGGGCGGACGATGGCTTGCTCACGGCGGTCGGAGAGGAGATCGGCGAGGCCGACGTTGTAGCGGCGGCAGACGGCGGCCTGAATGTGGGCGATGGAGATCATGCGGCGACCTCCTCGGTATCGCCAAAGCCCCAGAGGTCGATGACCTTGGCGGATTGCTTAGGGGGCGGGATCTCCTCGGCGTCGCCGTCGATGGTCTGGGGCGACTGTTGCACCGGCGGGTGGTGGATGCCGGCCTGGGCGCGGACGGCGGCGAGCTGTTCTGGGGAGAGCTGGCCGGGCTTACGGCCGGTGCGGGCCTCGAAGGCAGCGGAGGCGGCGTCAATCTCCGGCTGGAGTTTCTCCCTCTGGGCTCGCGCGCTGGCTTCGGCCTCCGCGTCCTGTCGACGCTCGGACGGCTCGCGCGGCTGGCGCTGCGGGAGCACCACATCCGGCAGCAGATGGAGCCGCTCGGGCGCGCGGGCAGCGACATTCTTGCGGAGAATGGAAAGGCCAAAGGGGGCAAGAACGGCGCCCAGCGATCCGCCGGCGATACTTTCGAGCTCGATCAGTCGCTCCGTGATGCCGGCCTCGGAGACGTCCACCGTATCGCCGGTTTCGGGAAGCCAGCCCCGCTGCTGGGCGGTGGCGTGGGCTTCGTCGTCGGTGCGGCAGATGTAGGCGAAGGCGGCTGGCCATTTGCGCATGAGGCTGAGCGCCTGGGCGAACCTGCCGCTCTTCTGGCGCTCGGCTCGGAGGTTGATCCAGGAGCGCACATGGGCCCGGTCCTCGTCCGAAAGGCCGGGATCATCGATGGGCGGAAGGAGCTTGGTGTCCTTCGCCCCGTGCTTGTCGGCCCAGTCCTCCAGGAACTTCCGGAGCGCCTTGTAGCTCGGGAAGCGCTCCCAGTTGCGGGCTGCGCCCTCGCCGGAGGCTGTGGTGAACGCCTCGTAAGGCAGGTCGGCTAGGCCCTCCGCGTATTTGGCGATAATGACGCGGAGGTTCTCTTTCGAGCGCGGCTCGCACCTGAGTGACAGGTCGGAGAGCCACACCTCGATCTCTAGCTCGTGCTGAGTGGTCATGCGCACACCTCGTTCTGTTCGAGGAAGGCCTTGAGCCGCTGGCGGGAAGCCATAGCCTCGTGCGCCGCGCCGGTGAGTTTGCTCGGATCGTAGGCTGGCATTGGCACGGGATCGACGCGGTTCTGAATGACCCTGGTCAGCCAGGACAGGAGGTGGAGAGGCGGCGATCTCTCGGCTGCCAGCACGGCATCGAGGACAGCGCCGTAGTCGTGCTGCGAGACCTTGAGCAACCGCCCGATTATCGAGCCGGCCGACGGATCGCTCGGCTTGCGGAGCCGGGATAGGATCGGCACCCCTTGCTCCCACAAAGCCGCCTTGGCCGCAGTGTCGGGATCGGCGTCCGGCTCGGCCGGCGCCGTAGTGCGTAGCACTACGTTCTTTCTTTCTTCTCTTTCTTCCTTGCTTCTTACTTGGGAGTCTGACTCTTGTGCGGTTTGTTGAACGTTCAAAGATTGAACATCTGGCGGTGGCGAGGCGTCTGAGGCGGCTAGATGTTCGGTTTCCTGAACATCGCTTTGGCCGAGATGTTCGGTTTCTTGAACATCGCTTTGGTCGAGATGTTCGGTTTCTTGAACATCAGCATATTGTGGCTCACTCCAAGGCGGAACCGCCTGATCTAGGCCATAGAGCAGGCCGCCTGGATCGAGGATCCAGTAGTGGTTCGTGTCGCGGAACCGCCTCTTGATGGCGATCAGCCCCCGCTTGACCAGCTCCCCGTTGGCGGCTGCCAGGGTGGCGCGGGTCTTGATGCCAAGGTCGGTTTGGGTCTCTTCCCCGGACGGCCAGCATAACCGGGCGCGCGCTCGGCCGACGTAGTAGGCATAGACATTTCGTTCGACGTGGCTCAGCCCTGGCGTGGTCAGCGCCTTCAGAACCGGAAGTCCGCAGCTCATCACTGCCCTCCCCCGTCGGCTGGCGGCTTCGCCACGAGATGAAACGAGACGGCCTCGATGACGGTGTACCGTTGGCCAGGGCAAAGCGCAGCGAGATAGGTCGCTTCAGCCTCTGCGGTTTCTCGCGTTGGATGCCGAAAGATCGGACCATGATACGAATTGCCACGCTTCTTTCCTTCGACGGCAATCACACCCCACCACGGTTTGTCGGAACGAGCCCAGCCCGGCCTCCCATGCGTGCGCACCGGCCCTTGCGGTGCAGTCGCCTCGGTGACGGCGGCATCAGGCTCCGAGGCCGGCTGAGACTCGGGCTGCGGCATGACGCCGGAAAGCGTCAAAGTGCCGGTCGTTAAGTTCTTGTGGCGATCATGCATCTGGACAGACCTATGGACAGGCCGCCCAAGGTCTGCGAAATTGGGGGTGCAAGTTGGTCCCCTAATCGCTTCTTGAGCAGCTGGTTGAAACCCGAACAGGCCCCCCGTTCCCTTTCCCGGAGCGGGGGGTTTCGCATTGTGACCGGTACGATTTGATTCCGGGAGTCCCCTCATGCCGCATTTCCCGAATTTTCCGGCGGCGGGGGGTCAAGTGCGTCAATTTGGTCAAGCACGCGCTCGAAAATGATGGTCAGCGCGATCCGCTGCATCCGGGTCATCGGCACCAGATCCTCGATTTCGAGCCGGGCCCAGGCCATCAGCCCCTCGATTCGGTCGGACAGCCGCGCCGGCTCGGGGTCAAGCTGGCGTCCCTGACGGCGGGCGCACAGGTCGATGATCTCGGTCATACCGCCCTCCACACCAGGGCGCCGATCAGCCAGAGCGCGACGCCGAGGGCGATGGCGAGCAGGATGCCGGCGGCGGGGCCGAGGGGATCGTTGCAGCTCATACGGCCGCTCTCCGCGCCGGCATGGCGTGATCGAGGCAGAAGTTGCGGTCCGGCACCGCGGGGCGGAGCAAGAAGCCGGCCTCGCGGACCGGCGCGGAGCCGGGCTCGACCGAGACCGCCGGAGCACCGCAGGCGCACCGGCGGATGCGGAACGCCATGGCGGCCTCCGCCTCGTGTCGATCGAGCTCGGCGCGCTCCGCCGGAGCCATCAGTGCAGCGCTGCCCGGTCGTCGCGGAGCATCTGCTCGGTCTTGTCCTGTTCGGCGAAGTGGGCCTCGAGATCCAGGCCGAGGAGCCAGATCCGCATCCTGGCCCGCTCCTCGATGTCGAGGGAAAGGAACCAAGCGTCGAAGATGTCCTGTTCGGTCCGAGGCGGCGCTGGGCCCTCCCCGTTCTGCCGTTCGGCCCTCGCCGCCTTTTCCCGCTTCTTGCGATCCTGCTGCGCGGCGAAGTTTTCGAGGACCTGCTCCTTGTAGCCCTCCGGCACCCCGGCGGCCGCTTCCAGGGCTGCCTGACTGTTCTCCAGGCCGAGCCCCTCCGCCGCCTTGATCGCCGACGGGGTGAGGTTGTCGGCGATGAAGACGGCCCGGCGAGCGGTCTTCGAGGCGATGCCCATCTCGCGGGCGGCCGCCTCGATGTGGGTTTTGGTCGGACGACCACGGCGGACGTAATTATCTTGCGACTTACCGTCCTCAGGACGGTAATTCCCCGCCTGCTCCTGCCGCTTGATCTTCTCGGCCCGGAGCTTCAGCCACCTTCCCTGCGCGACCAGCCGCTGCGCTACCGATAGCTCGCTCCGATGGAGATTCTCAGCGTGCTCCCAGAGCTGCGCCTCGATCTGGTCGTCGCGTTCGGCTTCCGTCGCCGACAGCACCTCCGCCTCGATCTCGCCGCGCCGGAGCTTGCGATACGCCTCGATCCGATGCCGGCCGGCGACCAGCAGATACTTCCCCGCCTCCTTGGCCGGCCGCACGGTGATCGGCGTCTTCAGCCCGATTGTCTCGATCGAGGCCACCAGCTCTGTGACCTTGCCCTTGGTCGTCTTGCGATGGCCGGGACCGACGATGATCAGATCGATGGGTATGAGCATCGGCATCACTCCCTTGCATCCACGACGGGAAGCGCGTGCGGCTGACTCCAGGCGAGGGCTGATCGCGATCCCTCGCCTGTCACCGGGATGGATCGACCGAGGATCCAGGCGTTCCAGGCCATGATGATCCAGGCGGCCTGCTCGGTCTGGCTGCGGTATTGGCTCGCCTTCCGCCCGGCGGCTGCCAATGGCTTGAACTTGCGCCGCAGGCGGTGGATCGGGCTGGTCTCATCCAGCCCGGAGCCCTCGCCGGACAAGAGGTCGAAGAACTCGTCGACCGAGAGCTTCCGCTTCGACCGCGTGGCAATCAGCCAGTAGGCCAGGATCACGGAAGAGGCGATCACCCCCCGGTGTTCCTTGACCACCTTGTGCCCCGCGACGACGGCGCGCTCCATCGCGTCGTCCTGGGCCATCAGCTTGGCGGCCTCATCATGGACGAAGCCGTCGTCCGGCATTTCGCCGTTGTGCTCGGTGCGGAACTTGAGGCGGACCACGATGGCGACCGGGCTGGCGAATCTGACGCCGTCGAGGACGAGATTCTGCGTGGCGTTGCGGCGCAGCCCGGTGTCCATGACGGGGAACGAATCGGGATCCACACCGAAGGCCACCCAGACGTCAGGCTCAATCCCGGTATTGATGATCGCGGCTGCCCGGTGCTGGCCGTCGCGGAACAGACCGTCCCAGTCGAAGGCGAACCCCTGGGTCGGGAGATCCTTCCAGCGCCCCTCCTGGAGCGCCCGCTCCCAACGCCTGACCCAGGGCTCGGAGAGCTTCCGATTCTTGCCCATCAGATGCTTCATGGCCTTCGCCATCTTCACGGTGATCTTCAGCTTCACCGCCCCGGCCACTTTGCCGTGTCGCCGGATCAGCGCGCGCAGCTGCGCGAGCTCCTTGTCGATGCCCGGCGGGTCGTTGCGAGCCTCGAGCCCCATCGGTAGGGGCGGCGCCTGACGGCGCAGGATCTCCTGGCCGACGCGAGCAGGCAGAACGGGATTAGACGGTGGCACTGACTTCTCTCCTTGCAGATCTGATTTCCCGGAGGGGCGACTGTCGTGCCAGCTCGGGGAGCCAGCTGAACGGGAATGGCCCGTCTTTGCGCAGATAGCCGATGGCCGGCTGGAACCCGGAGCCGGGCCAGGGCTTCGGCGGCTGATCGAACAGCGTCAGTTGCAGGCCATAGCCGGCGTCACGCATGTCGCGGAGCCGCGCCTTCAGCATGAAGTGCGAGACGGTGCCGACGAACACGATGTTCGGGGCGAGCGTCATCGCGTGGCGGATGAACTGCCGCATCTTCGACCAGGGCGGGTTGGTGATGATCCAGTCGACCGGCTCGTGGAAGGCGAAGAAGTCGAGGCCGGCAGCCTGCTCGCACCAGCGCACGTCGTTGGAGTAGCGCTCGAGCGCCCGGAAGAAGGGGCCGCTGCCGCGCGCCGGGTCGAGCAGCACCCCGGAGGGCTTGAAGAGATCGACGATCCGCGCCGCCAGCGCGTCCGGAGTGACGACCAGATCGTGAATCGAGCCGTTCCTCCGCGGCACCAGCCGGCGCTTGGCCGGGGGCACCGGAGGCAGCAGCAGGGACTGCTGGATCGCGGTCACGCCGCAACCTCCCGGAACAGCGGACCGGCCACCGGCGCCTCGCCCTGCAGCCGCGCCCTGTGCCAAAGCCAGCACAGCACCGCATCAGCTGCGTGGTGACTGGTGACCTTGATGCCCCGCCTGCGGCAGTAGGCGACCACCTCGCGTTTGACGGTGTCCTTGGAGAACCGGCGCTGCCCCATGATGTCGGACCGAACGGTCAGCGCATCGATCTCGGTGACCGCGCAGGAGGCACGATAGGCCTCGGCCCAGGCCATCCAGCCGAGCCCGAACTGCTGGTAGGCGACGCTCCAGTTGTTCATGGCGGGCAGCGGCAGCACCCGCTCCAAGACCATGTGCGTGGGCTGGTAGCGGTCCATGAACGGCTCGAGCAGGTTCAGGAAAGCCGCGCCCTTCGCCCCCTTCCCGCCCCAATGCGGCAGCTCCCACTGCCCGCTCGCCGGCACCGCCATCCAGTCCGGCGCATAGCACCAGCCGACCGTGCCGGAGAGGTCGAAGGCGACCGTGCCGCCCGGAGGCAATGAATCGAGCACGGGCGCGCTGCCCGCCTTGGACGGCACATGCAGCACGGGGGAGACTCCTTTTAGGCAGGAGGAAGTCGGTCGCCATCCGTGCTGCGGTTATTCAGCGGGAGCGGCGGCCTCCTCGGAGGACGCCCGCCCGGGCCGGCGCATCCGCTGCTCGGTACCGGGGATCCGGGCCTGCCGCGGCGGGCGTCCGCGCTTGCGGGTCGCCGGGGCGACTGTCGTGTCGGGATCCTCGGAGACGCGCGAGAGCTCGCCCTTGCGATACTCCCGGTGCCACACCGCGTGCTGCTCGGAGCCCGGCGAGAACGGGCAATCGGCGAGGTCCATCCGGTGCCGCCCCGCCTTGAAGCCGGCGTCCTCCGCCGCCCACAGATCGGCCTCCGCCTTCACGCCGGGCGAGACGCCAGCATTCCATCCTTCGAATAAATCCTGCTGGCTCATCGGCATATTGGCCAAGGCCAGACTCCGGAGCAGATCGCGCATGAAAATCCGCGCCTCCTCTGAGCCGCGGCGCTTTTTGGTCCGGATGGCCTCGATCGCCGCCTCGGTGGGAACCCCCTCCTTCTTCGCCTGTTTGACCAGGAGATTGCGGGCGCTGTTCTCCCGGGCGCACACGCTGTCCTGCCTCTCCCAAGCGATCTGAAACGCGGCGATCGCGTCATTGCTGACGTTCGAAAGACCATCCATCATCGAAGGGTCACTCCCCTATTGGAATGTTCTGGGTCATGATGGATCACGCAAAGTGCGTGATCGTGCCTTGCCGGGACTCCGCTGAGTGAGCTATCGTCTTCGTGAGTCTGCCCGCCGGCGAGTGCTGCGCCTTGCCGAATCGCTCTCCGTGCCTCAGCAATCGCTTGAAGACGTGACTCCGTGAGGTGCCCGATGCCGTGTGATCTCGCACTCATGACCACCCCGGACCATCGCTCCACCGGGATGCTGTTGCGGACCGCCCAGGACCCTACGGTTGAATGGTGCAGCCCCAGATCTCGAGCCAGGGATGCGATGGTAGGCCAAAGGCTGAGGAGCTCAGCGACGGTGCTGACCCCCTTGGCAGACGGTAAACGTGCCAGCAGGTTGCGCGAGACGCCCTTTATTCCGGCGTCCCGCGCCGCGGTGACGAACCGATCCCAGTGTGACTCAGGGATCCTGCCAAGGCGATGCCATTCGGTAACCGTGGCATATGTCACGCCGAGACGCGCAGCGATCTGGTCTGTCGAAGCGAACAGATCCAGCAGTGCCTTGATCGTCGTGACACGATGAGCGTCTGCCACCATAGGCCGCCTTCACAGTCACGAGGAAGAGAACGGTATTGACCATGCTGCGCCAGTTTGTGAATTTCCGTCAAGGTGGATAACCCGAGCGATGCCGCTATGACAGACACGGGCACTCAGAACAGAGACGTCGAGCAGAACCCAGACGTCGAGGTCTCCTTTGAGGAAGCAATACGGCTCGTCGAGGAAAGGGACCGAAGCGCACGAGCAAGCGCAAACGCTGATCAGGAGGTCGCCGCACGGTTGAGGGCGGCGCGCGAAAGACACTTCAAAACAGCCAAGGGTTTTGCGCGCAAACACGAAATAAATTATTCAGTATATTATTCCCACGAAAGAGGCGACCGCGCGTTGAACAACGTAACAGCGCGTCGCTACGCGGAGCTGTTGGACGTTCCGGTTGAGGAAATTCTCGGGAAGAAAGAAACGTGGTTGCTCCGCCGGCGTGTAATCCGTATCGTCGGCACGATCAGCGACACCTCTGCACGGGTTATCATCATGCCAGACGGGGGTAATTTTGGTGCGTTCGACTATGGTGAACCGGCCGATCCGGACATCCCAGTTATAGCAATCGCTGCCGTGGACGACGCGCTTCGACCATTCCTCGGAAAGGACTACAAACTCCTGGCCGAACCGATGTCGGAGACCTTCGATCCGACCGAGATGAACGATCGTTTATGCTTCTACCGTCTCGCTGATGGGCTGACCTCACTGGCGGCCCAGCTCAAGCTCCAACCCAATGGACGCTGGACGATCTTCCAGTTCAAGGGAGAGACGCTCTACGATCAGAAGATCGTAGCGGCGACCCGCGTCCGAGCGATCATCCCGAATTAGTTTCCGCTGTTACATTCCTAACAGCGATCAGTCTGCCGAGGCGCCAGCCTTCGCAGAAATAAATCGGTTTTGTACCGATTCACCGGATTGACAACGCAGGCTAGCTTCGTCAACTATTGCCAAAGTTCATGACAATGGTTGACGGCCTATGGCGTGGAAAGTTGATGTTTTTGAAGCCCGTATCAGGCGCGGATCCGACGAGGAATGTTGGCTTTGGACAGGACCGGTAGATGGAAGGCCGGGCGCCGGCTACGGATTATCCGAAAGTCCTGATGGTCGACGAGAGACTGCGGCCAAATCCGCTTATCGGCTCTGGATAGGCGAAATCCCACAAGGCAAGCATGTCTGCCATCGGTGTGATGTCCCGGCCTGCTGTAACCCACGCCACTTATTCCTTGGCTCGCCAGCGGAGAACGCGGCTGATTTGAAGCGCAAGGCCGATCTTGGCCTGCGACGTGGCGCTGGCCGGCCCCCCGTTCTGACCGAAGAGAACGTCACGTCGATCAGGCGGCAGTATGCCACTGGCCAAAAGAGCTATGCCGACTTGGGTAAGATCTACGGCGTAAGCCGCGCAGCAATCTCTCATATCGTCACCCGCAAATCTTGGCAGCACGTGGCGTGAGCAACCCTCGCCACGCAGCCTCCCAGGCCCGTTTCGTCGATATCGTCGAGCCCGGTTATTTCCGGCTCCGCCTCGTCCGCGGCGGCTGGCAGGTGCCCTGCCGGATCGAGTCAACCAGCGATGGCTGGCAGGCCACGATCGACGGGTTCACCCACCCAGCCAATCCGGACCCGTGGCGCGCTGAGGGCGTCTCCAACATCCACGCCTACGGTGAACGCATCGACGCTGAGACTTATTCCTGGCTGCTCTCTATCAAATCCTGGGCCGCCGAGAACAACCCCGATCATCCCGCGTGCTGGCCGCGTCGCGCGATAGACCGCCTCAATCTGCGGCCTCTCTATCCAAGGAAACCGCAATCATGGGAACCACCGCCATACTGACGGGGAGCAACGCTCCGCCGCCTCCCGAGCCGCTGTCGGCGCAGCAGGTCACCGAGTGGCTCGACTACTGCCTCGCCGATCTGGTCGAGCGCCGCAACGAAGAGGTCGTCCCCGCCCTCGACGCAATGATCGAGGCGCACCCGCAGGTCGAGGACGACGAAGCCGCCGCGCTGTTCACCGACAACATCCGCATCGCCGGCGATATGGAGCGCGCCGCGAGAGAGCGGATCCTCGCCGAAAAGCGCCCCTTCATCGACGCCGGCAAGACGGTGGATGGCTGGCGCGACAGGTTCATGACCACGCTGGGCGCCCCGCTGCAGCAGGCCCGCGCCATTCTGCTCGACTACCAGACCCGCAAAGCGGCGGCCGCCCGCGCCGAAGCGCAGCGCCGGGCCGCGGAAGCCGCGGAACGCGCACGGCGCGATGCCGAGGCTGCGGCCGCAGTGCAGCGGCGCGGCATCTTCGATCCGGACGACGGACAGGCCCATGCCGCCGCGGACTCTGCCAGGGCGGCAAGGAACGCCGCGGAGATCGCCGCCGGCAAGCCGGCCCAGCTGGCGAAAACGGTAGGTCATTACGGTGCCGTCGCCTCGGTCCGCACCCGCTGGGAGTACGAGATCGAGGACTTCGATAAGATTCCGCTGGCTTATTTGATGATCAATGACTCCGCCATCAAAGCGGCGATGAAGCAGCGTGACAAGGCAACCGGACGGCCGACGACCAAGGTGCCGGGTATTCGTTGGGTGGAAGTCGCCTCGCTCGGTATCCGCTGATGAGCGACGATCAGAAGCCCGGCACGACTGTCGTGCCGACGAACGGAAATCATGTGGCCGAGGCGCCGGACGATTTTCTGACCCGGATGGCGATGAACCCGGCGATCGACGCCGACAAGCTGAAGACGCTGGCGGAAACCTGGATCATCACGCAGGAAAAGCAGCGTGAATGGGAGAAGGCCGATCGCGCCGACGCCGCCCGCATCGCCTTCTATGCCGCCTTGCCGGCAATGCAGCGAGCGCTCCCGGTGTTGGATAAAGACACGCCCAACCAGGAAGGCAAGGGCAAGTACACCGACTACGGCGATCTGTGGGAGGCGTGCTACCAGATCTGGACCGCGCACGGGTTCAGCGTCTCGTTCGACACCGTGCCGACCGGCACCGAGCTGATCCGCCTCAAGTGCATCGTCCGCCACGCGGCCGGACACGAGGAGGAGTATTTCGCCCCCGACACGATGGGACCGAAGGGGACCGTCAACAAGACGGTCATCCAGGGGCAGCAGGCGTCGATAACCTACGTCCAGCGTGGCCTGCTCTGCCGCGCGATCGGCATTGCGATGCGCCGCGAGGAAATCGACGGCAATGCAAGCTCCCAGGACGACGACGGCGGCCGACAGCGGAGCCAGAGCCTCGAACGCCGCGATCAGGTGAAGCGCGAGCAGCCCCCACGCCAGCCCGACACGACAGTCGCCCCTCCCCCGCGGGACTGGAAGCAACGGCTGGCCCGCGGCGAGCGAGCGGAAGTCGATCGGCTGAAGGCGGCCTTCGCCAGCGAGCCGACGGCGGAGAAGCTCGAGGAGCTCGTGCAGATCGTGCGCGAGCACGTCGACAAAGCACCCAAGCCGGCGCAGGTGGAGATCGCCGCAGCGCTCGGCGCCGCTCGCAAGCGGCTGGCGCAGAAGGTCGCAACGCCGCCGCCGGGCTTCGACTTCCCGGTGTTCGACGCCAACGGCGAGACCGACGGCGAGCTGACCGTCGACCCGGCGCGCTGGGCCCGTCTGATGCTCAAGGAATGGGAGCGGACGCCGGGCTTCGAGCGGCCGAACCTGCTGCACCACAACGCCGACGCCTTGGCCGCGGCCAGGACCTACCCAGCCGTCGGACCGTTGTTGGTCGATCTGCAAGAGCCGGCGTCAGTCGTCGGTCGGATGATGGACAACTTCGACCGTGGCGAGGCGCAACGGCGCGCCGAGGAAGACGACGGCGATGTGGTGCCGGACTGGATGAAGGAGCCCGCGCCGCCGCCGGCGCAGGATGAGGACGCGGTCTGGGTCGATGCGCAGGTCACGAAGATCCAGAAGATCACGGCGGACGCCAACGGGCGGAAGGACTTCGATCGCCTAGTCTCCGAGATCCGGCCGCAGATCGCCAAGCTGCGGACCAGCAAGCCGCCGCTGTTCAACCGGATCAATGCCGAGTTCACCGCGAAGCACAACGAGCTGCCGGCGGCCGCAGCATGACACCGCGCGAGCGACAGCTGCTGGGCGTGCTGGCGACACACGAGCGGCTGGCGCTCGGCTCGATCGCCTCGCTGATGGGGATATCGCGCTCGCAGGCGTCGAGGCTGGCGAACGGATTGGTGGCGCGGAAGCTGGTGACCCGACACCCGCCGAGCTCCGGCGACCTGCGGTTCGTGCTGTTCGCCATCACACGGACCGGCCGCCGCGCCGAGGAGACCACGCGAGAGGCCGTTGCATGAGTTCAGGGCCAGACCGCGACTATTGCCCGATCACGAGGCCGGGGATGGCGCTGTGACCCACTGACGAGCCTTTGGGGGGAGGACCGTTTTTGAATCACGCCGCCATCAATCACGCCGCCTCGCAGGCTTGGATCGGCTTTTGGAAGACCTGTATGGGCGGGGTCGGTGCTCGCTCGCTGCTCGACTGCGACGAGACGGCGATCGAGGCGGTGCTGGCCCCAGAGCCGGCACCCAAGGCTGTCAGCCCACCCACCCCGCCCCGGGCGCCCCGCAGGCACATAGCGAAACTGAAGGCCGACGTACTCGACAGGCTGGATATCTATCAGACGTACATCAAGCGCATGCGCCGCTGGTCGCCAGATCACTACGCGCTCTATCGCCGGCTCGGAGCCTATATCGTGCGCGGCTTGAAGCACGATCATCGCGAGCTGGAGCCGGAGGCATTGCGCATCATGCCAGCCTTCGGAGCCGTCGCGATCGGTCTCACCAGCTCCGACGACGATGTGGTCAATGGTGAGAGGAAGGTCCAGGGCCGCTTCATGACCTTCGTCCGCCTGGAGCGTCCAGGCCACAACATCGAACGGGTCAACGCCGGAGTCACCTATCGCTGTCACGTCTATTGGGACGACAAGAAGAACAAGACGCTCAACAATCACCAGCGCAAGCATGGGTGGGGCGATGACTATGTCGTCAATGTCTTCCCCGACGGGACCGTGCGAGCGCTTCGGGTGCTGAAGTCAGAATCGCAGGTGATCCGCCATCGCAAGGGTGGAGAGAGCGTCATTAAGCATCAGCGTTGGGGGCTGAGTGACTTTGAGGATAACTATAGCGAGGGCCTCAGTTCGGCCGAACATCTGCGCCGGACCTTCATCAGCTGCATGAACATGTGGCTCTACTCCGCGCACCGCAGCATGATCCGGGTCACGGCGACCAAGGACAACATTGTCATGCCGTTCGTGGTCGACGTGTTGGAAACCCCAGCCTTCTTCCGCGACCGTGAGCAGGTGCAGACCGCTGACGGCAAGAGACGGCGGATTTTCCATTTGGTGCGTGCCCATCAGCGACGGACCAAACGCGGGATCCGCGCAATCAAGCTGCATTTCTCCGGGCTGAAGCGCTTCCAGTGGAACGGCTACGACATCGCGATCACGGTACCGGGCATCGACCACGTCGACTTCACCGAGTTTAACATCGGCGCACTCGAAGACGCGGAGGACGAGACCGACAAGATCACCAGCGCCGAGATGGCCGAGAAGATCGCCGATTGGATCGGCGCCCCCGGCAAGCTCGACCGGCCGCTGAGCGAGCTCGACAAAGGTGGCTGGACAAAAGCGCACGCGGCGATCCTCCCCACGCCGGGGGAGATCGACCGGATGCTGGAGGCTGGCTGATGCCGTCGCTACGCCAGCGTCGCCTACAGCTCGAGCAGCTTTCGGCTGACGAGGTCACGCGCCTGCCGCACGACCTTGGTATTCCGCACACCGACCCCGCTCAGCGCCACGGCGGCGTGCACCAGACAGAGCATCGGATCCGGAGGGGCGACTGTCGCCCCTGGCAGCGCCGGGGCCGTCGCCTCGGAGCCCGGGGGCACGAGGGCACGACTGTCGCCCCCAGGCAGCACCGCGTTCCGCTCCTGCTGGTCGGCCGCAAGGCCGATCGCCCAGTCCATCCATTGGCCGAGCGGCCGGCCGGCCATCCTGGCTGCGTTCGAGGCCCGCATCCGGGCCCGCAAGGGCAGGTTCTTGATCGTGTAGTTGGCCAGCTTGTCCCCAGCCAGCTCGTCCTGGGGGATCTCGTCTTCCGACACGCGGCCTCCGGAAAATGGGCGACTGTCGTGCCGGGTACACACCGCAAAGATTCGCGCAAGAGAGGAGGACTCTATGATCGTCAAGGTTATGCGGCCTCGCGCCGATCATAGGCACTGGGAGATCATCGACAGGGAGGGGCGCGTCGCCCGTTTCGTGGCGCGCGATGCCCTGCCGCCGCGAGTCGCAACCCAGGCCATTGAGGCCGAGGCGACCTACTGGTTCGCCAGCCTCGACCCGGATAGCCGGCGCATGGTGATCCACGATCCCGTTCCACCCCAAGGATGGTGAAAGGGCGGGCATGAGCGTGACATTCATATGCTGCGGCTGCGGCTGGTCGATCCATTCGATGGCGCTGGGCCGCCCGCCAGAGCACGGACGTTGCCTGACCTGCTCGTTCATCGCCGGGATCGGGGATCCGGAGGAGCGGGAGGAAATGCGGCGCCGGCTGCCGCACGAAAGGGACGCCGCATGATGGTCGTGGTGTGCGGCGGGAGGAATTACGCCGACCGGCAGACGCTCTGGCATGTGCTGGACCTCTGGCACAACAACTACGGCATCGAGATCCTCGGGCAGGGCGGAGCTCCGGGGGCCGACCGTCTCGCCGCCGCCTGGGCGCGCCGGCGCAAGGTGCCCCTCGTGACCTATAAGGCCGACTGGAGCCGCGGGGATCGTGCTGGGCCGGAACGTAACAAGCACATGCTGCTGGATGCGAAGCCCGACGTCGTTCTGGCGTTTCCGGGCGGGAAGGGGACCCGGGATTGCGTGCGGCAGGCTCGCGCCATCGGCGTCCGGGTAGTCGAGCCGGTGCAAGATCGGCAGCCGGGGCTGTTTATGTTGAAGTTGGCATGATCCTAACCGTCGAACTCGGGCTTTGGCTGATCTCGCTCGTGGTGTTGGTCCATCTCGCGGCCGCGTGGGAAGCCTTTCCCTACACGTACTGTGAAATGCTGATGCGCGAGATCGAGAAGATCCTGGCGCGGATGGATCCGAAGGAGCGGGAGGAAGCGCTGCGGGAAATGGGACGCGACGAATGAAACCCTGGCGCTGTCCGCGCTGCGGCGCCCGGTGGTGGGGGGTCGAGACGTGCGGGATGTGCGCCTCGCTGCCGAAAGAAAAGGAGATGGAATGCCCCGCGGAGGCGCTGCGCCAGCAGCTGGCCGAGGCCAGGGCGATGCGGCCATGGCGCCTGTCGCAGCTGCTTCGCCGGATTCGAGGGGGTGGATGACGGAGGTCAAAAGAAGCTATGCCAGCCGGACCCGGAAAATACGACGACCTCGCGACGCTCGTCCGCGAGCAGGCGGCGGCAGAGGGCGTGATCGTTGTGGTGATCGGCGGCCCTGCGGGGAGTGGGTTCTCGGTTCAGGCGACGCCGGCCGTCACCGCAGGGCTGTCGCGGATGTTGCGCTTCATCGCCGACGAGATCGAGCGGAGCGTGCCGGAAATCGCACCGGAGGGCACCTAGGCGCGATAACCCCGATTATGTGGAGTAGTGGAATTTACCCGAGGCACCCATGAAGCATTGCGAAAAGTGTGGGGAAAACAAAGACATCGCCGATTTTCACTACACCATGTTCTCGGCAGACGGCCGTGCGACCTTTTGTCGGGACTGTTGCAAGGGCCACATGCTCAGCCGGATGGCCTGTGAGGCACACAGAAAACAGGCAGCCAGACGTGGCATCGAATTCAATCTGACTTATGAGGCGTGGTTCAACTGGTGGCACGATGCCCTTGCTCGAAAAGGGCCAGGAGCGGAACGCGGGAAGGGTTTGGGACAGTGGCGTATGTGCCGATTCAACGACCGCGGCCCCTATGAGCTGGGCAATATCTTCTGTGGTTCCGCGAAGGAAAATGGCGCCGACTCAAGGCAGGCCAAAGCGTGCCAGACGCCCGATGGTCTCTTCCCGTCAATAAAATCAGCGGCCCGGCATTATGGGATACACCCTGCAACAGCACGCTACCGCGCCTCGCGATCGATGAGTGGATGGCGCTATGCCGACCGCGCCTAGTGGAATTAGGGAGCGAAACATGAGCCATGCTCGCATTGAGGCGGCGGCTGACTGGTTGCAATCGGACGACAGCGCCTACGAGCAAGACCGTGAAGCTGCGATGCGTGCAGCCCGCGAGATGCTGCGGGTGTCTGATGAAGAGATCGGGCGGCTGCGCTCGCTGCTTCAGGAGGTGGTGGACGACATGATGTTCAACACGGCGCCGAACGCAGGGACCATGGACAAGATCAGGGAGGCCCTAAGCCGGGCGCCATAGTCCCGCTTCTCGCGCCTAGTGGAATTTAGGAGCGCCCAATGCAGAGCGATCTCGACCTCGACGATCCGGTCGTTGAATACGACCTGTGGCTCGCTCAGCTTCCGCCGGAGCACCTTCTAGCGTTTCACGAACGACTCGCCAGCAATATGCTGCGGGCCATCGCCGCCCTGGAAAGGCAAATAGATCAGGCTGGAACGGGGCAGCAGTTTGAACTGGGACCGCGCGGCGATTCTCCGGGCGAGGCAGCCGCAGATCACGTTTTCTATGCAATGGCAGCCAACTGGCTTGGCGCCTCCGTAGACGTTGGCCGGGCGCGATAACAGCTCAGTTACCCGCGCTGAGCCGGCAAAAGAGGAAGGGAAATCAGGCGGATGACCGAGCACGTCCTGAAAACGTGGCAGCCCTACTGGGAGGCGGTGGCGTCCGGCGCGAAGCCCTTTGAGGTTCGCCGGGATGATCGCGGCTTTCAGCGTGGCGATATCCTCGTGCTGCGGTGCACGGAACGAAAAACCGGGCTTTCGACAACGGAACCCGGCTCCTACAGCTTCAAGGAAGTGCGGAAGCGGATCAGCTACATCCTGACGGGCGGCCAGCTTGGCATTGAGCCTGGATACGTTGTCATGGGCCTACAGGACGCTGACGACGCGCGATAACAGCTCAGTTACCGCGCCCGACTGGCAAAAGAGGGAGGGAAATCAATGAGAGAGCCGCCGTCCACCGGAAGCGAAACATGAGCGACAGCATCCCCGATCTGGACCAGAAGCACGCACTGATCTGCCGTCGCGTAGATGGCCAACTGCCACGCTTCACCTTGCTCTGGCGAACCAAGGGACCACGCGGCAAGCCGCTGCCGAAGGTTGGCACCCGGCTCAACGTCAGCGGCTTTCAGGTCATCATCGAGCGGATTGATCCACCAGGAACGCCGCTAGAGTTCTCGAAGGATAAGCCGAACCTAATCATCAAGCCTGCCGGCGGGAAATGGGCGTGATCGTCGGTCAGGCGCGATAAGGCCGTTTATCGCGCTAGGAGGAATTAGGAAAATGATCGAGCCAAAACCCACGGACATCGGCCGAAAAGTGATCTACCGGGAGCACGGCGACTTTCCCGGCCGCAAGGTTGAGGAGGGGATGATCACGTCCTTCAATGCCAGCTACGTGTTCGTCAGATACGCTGGCATCGCCTCGGCAGCGACACTGCGAGAAGACCTGGAGTGGGCGCAGCCTGACGCGCGAGGGGACATGATGAATGATCGCTGCGATGAAGCAGCCATTGAGGCCGCCAAGCAGGCCCTCATGGAGACCCTAGGCGCCAGGTTGGGGACCCCGGTCGAGCGCATTGAGCCCAAGCTCCTGCACGGAGCGGTGCAAGCGGCTATCCGAGCCTATGAGGCAGTCATTTTCGATGAAGTGAGCGGGCAGGGCTGGCAGAACGGAGGAAACGGCGATTAGCGAGGCACGCGACTACCTGATCTGGTCGCACGAGCACTCGGCTTGGTGGGGGCCGGGCGAGATAGGCTACACGCAGCGTATCAGTGAGGCTGGACGCTATTCACGCGAACGGGCGCTCGAGATCAGTGCCCGCGCGATGTTCGGTAGCGGCCGAGTGCTGCATGAGATCCCGGTCCCCCTGGCCGACGTTGAGGTCATGGTCCAGCGCTACACTGGCATGATCGGGCGGGCACCGGACCCGGAGCGGGAAGGCTGGGCATGAAGCTCGTCCACTATTCCAGCGAACCGCTCGGGGAGCTGCGGCCGGGGACGCTGCCTCCCGGTAATCGTGCCCTGATGAAGCCGGCTGGGCTGTGGGTGTCGGACGACGCCTGCGAGGACAACTGGCCCGCGTGGTGCGCCGCCGAGAAATTCGGCACCGACCGACTGACGCACGCGCACGATGTCGAGCTGGCGCCGGGCGCCAACGTGCTGATCTTGAGCACGCCAGCCGACATCGATGCCTTCGGCGCCGAATGGTGCGTCGTCCCGGAGTGGGCCGGCCCCATCTCGCGCCTTGGGTCGATGTGGCTGAACTGGCCTGTGGTGATGGAACGCTACGACGGACTGATCATCACGCCCTACGTCTGGGAGCGGCGGCTTGAGGCCATGTGGTACTACGGCTGGGACGTAGCCGGCGGCTGCATCTGGCATCCGCGCGCCATCGCCTCGGTGACGCTGCGGACATGAAAAAGGCCCCAGACACCGGAGTGCCTGGGGCCAGATCGCGGCCTGGGTAGAAGGTCGGTCTGGGGAGGCCGCGATCAGGTCTTCGGAACGGGGGCGCCCAAGGTCAGCGTGATCACGCTGGCCTGATTCGCTGGATCGACCACGACGGTGATGTCCTCGCTGACGCCGGTGATCGTCGTCACCCCGCTCCCGGTATCGGCATCCGCCGTCACCGTGATGCGCGCGGTGCCCGGAGCCACCGCCGGAGCGACGGCACTCATGCCGTCGGCGGCTGCGGTCACAGAGATCACTGTCTCATCGCTGGACGCCCATACAGGCACGCCATCGACCGGCGCGGGATCGCCGTTCGCGTTGGTGATCGCAAGCGTGATGTCGAACTGCTGCGAGGTGTTGATGTCGGCCATGTCTCATCCTTTCGGGTTGGGTAGGCACGTCACGGCGCGGGCTTCGGGACCGGTTCGCCCAGGTTGACCGTCAGAGTGGTGGCGGGCGGCGGCGCTTCCTCGAACACGCCGATAGCGGCTTGCAGGTCGGTGTCCTGGCCCTGCAGCTCGGTGAACTGATCAGCGGGCAGCGGCGCATCCGGCATCTCCGGATAGCCGTCCGCTTCCAGCGCGGTGCGGTCGAGCACCACGTTGTCGAGCGCATTCAGCACCTCATTGATCAGATCGAGCCGGCGCTGGCGCACGAGGATCTGGTCATTCACTGACGATTGCAGCGGCGCCGATATCGACACCACGAACAGATCGCGCAGCCCGCGCAGCTCGGGCTCGAGTACCGCCTTCGCCGCTTCGAGTTCGGCACGCAATGCGGGATTCGGGTCGAGCGGGATGTCGGCCATTGATGGTCCCCTACTTTGATTTGCTGACGGACTGCGCCCAGGCGTTCAGCCGTTCGTACGAGCCGCGGCACACATCGCGTTCGATGATCGCCCGATTTGCCGTCGTCGCTGCGGTATTGGCCCACTTCACCAGCACCGGGATGCTGCGTTGGCTCGGCGCGGGCGGCTGCGGCAACTTCGCATCCGCTGTGCAGGTTCCGGTCGGCGGCGGCGTCAGGGGATCGGGTGCGCTGCACGCGACCAGAATGCCCGCCAGCACGATCCATCTCATCGGTTCGGTCCTACCAGACGCGAGGTGGTGGCGCGGGCGATCTCCGAGCGCAGGCTATCGATCGCGTTGCGCAGATTGTCGAGTTGTTGCCGCAGGTCTTTGTCGGCTTCCCTGGCATCAGCCAGCCGCTGTTTGAGATCGTCCACCGCCTCGCGCGACACTCCGCTGCGCAGCGCCTGCTCCAGATCGTGGATGCGCTCTTCATGGTTCTTCATTTGCTGCACCGCCTGCCGCAGCACCGGACCGCCTGGGTCCCGGAGTTCACCGACGTTGTGCTCGAGCGAGCCGACCTTTTCCTTCAGCACATCGGCGTCGCTGCCGCGATCCAGCACCCGTTCACCACCGAAGCTCAACGCCAACAGGGCCGCGTAGATGCCGTCCCTACGGTTTATGCTCCATCCGCCGCCATTGCCCTCCGCCATTCATCACCACGACGCGAATTTCATCGCGGCGGCGGTCATGGTGATCTTCGCCCGCCCCTCAGCAATGGGCGTCAGCGCCTGCATCCAGGCGAGCACCAAAGCACCTACTGACACTCCGAGGATCGGCGGCACAGCGACGATGCAGACCCGCTTGTATCCTTTGGCATCCAAGGTCCGCATATCGTCATTGATCGCTAAAGACGTATCCATGCAGACCGACTCGTTGGACAGGAACTGCACGACCAGAGGCATCGACGATTGAGGCTGCAACGCCTGCTGTGCGCCGGCGCTTGGAATCCATCGGCTGCCGTCTCGATCGATCCCCACCCGATCGACGATCAGATTGTCCCCGAGGTGGACCTCAAGCAGCAGGCCGTAGTCGGCCCTGGTGTCGCGCAATAGTTTGTCGATGTCCCGCAGGAAAGCCGCGGAATCGAGTTCCGCGCGCTCATTCGCTTTATGCAGCACGGCATCGGCGATCGATCCACGCTGGTCGTAAACCAACCACCCCAACCCGCCGATGATCAGCAGGATGATCATCACCGCTGCTTTCCACGGCCTGTCGGCGTAGGTCAGCAGCCGCTCGAATACGCCCGCAGGCGTCAGCTTCGTCCCTTCCGGCTTGTCGCTCATGCCAGGGGCGTGTTCAGCACGGCCGTCGTCGCCGCCTGCCAGTTCGCAGGCCACGTCTCGGGATGCGGCTTCCCTGGCCGCCACAGGCGCAGATAGCATTCCCATGCGGCGGCCTCGGTCGTCGGCAGCGGCTGCGGATCGGTCCAGACCAGCAACCGCGCGAAGGTGCAGGCAAGCTCGTCGTTGCCTTCCATCGCGCGCCACACCGCAGCCGGATCCGCCACAACGGCCAGTGTCGCGCACGCCTCACGCGCCAGCGCCCGCGAAGCGCTGTGATTGAGTACGCCCGTCACGCCGCCACCTTGCTCGAATTGCCAGAAAGATTTCGCCGGGCCCGGCATCGGCGAGGGGCTGTTCTGATACCGCGCGTCGAGCTTCGGTCCGCTTTCCTGCATCGCGATGGCAAGCAGCAGTCGCCGCGCTGCATCGGTCGGCTGCGGACCGTTGAGCGAGGCCAAGAACTCGAGCCCGTTGTCGATGAGATTCAGGAACGTGTCGGGCGACATGCAGCGACCTCCGTCAGCCGAGCAATGGTGCGACCGCGAGCGAGACGTCGCGGATGAACACGCGACCGGCGACGGTCTTGTTGACCCGCATGGTCAGGTAATAGCCGCGCCCGGCAGCAGTGGCCGGCGCGATCAGACCCACGGTGAAGATCAGGCCCGTGGCATCGAGCGTGTTCTGCCAAGCGTCGCCCGCCTGAGTGAGATCGGTCGCGTCCGTCGGCGTGCCGTCCACCCGGCTGATTGTGATTTCGACCGCGCCCGCACTTGGAATCGCATCGCCGGCGGCGCCGAGATCGAGTGTCGTGTCGATGTACCGGCCATCGGTTTCGCCGGCACGCATCGCCGGCATAGGCACCGGAGGCCACGAGTAGGGATTGGCAATCGTCATGATACGCGCTCCACCCAGATGACCTTCCGTGGCGGAAGACCGGCACCGCCCTCATCGGCTGCGAGCCGCACGCCCCGCTCGAACGGCGGCAGGGTGACGCCATGCTCGGCCACACCGAGACGACGCCCGCGCAGGAACGGCGGCAGCGCGACCCCGTGATCCATCGGCCGCAGCACGGCGCCGAGGTCGGCCTGCGCGAACTCGTCGCGCAGCTTGCCGCGCAGGCGACCGATTCCGTCGAGTTCGGCCGAGACCGGAACCGCATGGAACGGCGCGCCCAGCACACGCCCGAGCCCGTCGAGCTGCGTCGAGGACAGCAGCACCGCGCGCAATGTCGGCGGTGCCAGCGCTCCGATTCCGTTGAGCCGCGCCGCTGCCGCCAAGATCAGGCCAGAGACGACCGCCGCCAGCGTGCCGCGACCGGCGAGCGTGGCAGCGACAGGGATCTGGAGACCGGCAATCGTCGCGAGCGTGCCTCGCCCGGCGAGCGAGGTGAGCATCGGCACCTGCCGGAAGGGGGTGGCAAGCACCGCGCCGCGTCCGTCGATCTGGGCGCGCACCACCTGCCGCACGAAACCCGGGACCGACAGGACGCCTTGCCCGGCCAGCGTGGCGATTGCCGGCGACGTGCGGCCTCCGACAGCGACGATCGCGCCACGTCCATCGAGGACGGCAGCGCCGGGATGCAGCGCAAGCGGGTTGGCGGCGAGCGCGCCGACCCCGTGGATCAATGTTGCCGCTGCGGTCTGCCGCGACGGATTGCCCGTGAGCGTGCCCGCTCCGATGAGTGCCGCGCGCAACAGCGGGGTGTGGCTGACGTTGCCGGAGAGTGTGCCGGTGCCCGCCATCGCGCCGGACGCCACGGCACGGACCGAGGCAGCTGCGGCGATCGCGCCGCGTCCGGCCAGTGTTGCCGATACGGTCCAGCTCGATACGCCGCTGGCCCGCGCCGTGAGTGTGCCAAGCCCGGCCAATATCGCGGAGGCGCGCAGACGCTGTCTGAGCGAGGCGGTAATCGTGCCCGCGCCATTGAGCCGCGCGGAGGCCGGTCGTGTGATCGCCCGCGAGGTGACGGTCAGCTTGCCTGTGCCTGCGAGCGTGGCGGCCAAGCGCGGTGTGTGCAGCACGTTCCCGGTGATCGCGCCGGCGCCCGCGAGCGCTGCGGCCGAGGCCCAGATCTGCTGTGTGTCCGCGTCGAGTTCGCCATCGCCGGCGAGGGTCGCCGAGACGGTGCGACGGGGTATCGGAATCGCCGCCAGGGAGCCGACCCCCGCGAGCGAAGCGGCGGCGGCGCGCACGACGTTCGCCGATGCGGTGCATGAACCGGCGCCCGCCAACGTGGCCTGCAACAGCGGCGTGTGACTGGCCGCAGCGACGAAAGCGCCGGTCCCGGTCAGCTTTGCGGCAATGGGCTGGATGGTCCGCAGCGCGGCCAAGAACGTCCCGTCACCGGCAAGCATCGCCTGTGCCGTCGGGGTATGCGCGGCGTCGGCGACGAATGCTCCGAGACCGTCGAGCTCGGCAGAAGCGACCGGACGGGCGACGGCGGCGGCCGTCAGCGCGCCCCGCCCGTCCATCCGCACCGAGCCGGTCCA